CAGCAGCGTAAGAGGCGTTTGTAAAAAATATTTCACACCATTGGCTAGACTTAACCTCAATACCACACCGTCCAGAGGTGTTACCGAATTGAGCCATTTGTTGGCCTGATCCAGTTACGTTTAGGCCATATCCATTTACATTGAGTGTTCCTGTGACTTTTACTCCTGTGGTATCTAATAGTAGTTTTTCATCAAGGTCTGTTGCTGAAGAGTTTCCGTTAACAGAAAAAGCCATAGCACCCTGCCATGAGCCTCCATCTTTCCTCCCAGCGATCCTGCCTGTTAACCATGTTGCGTAACTTCCTTGGTCGTTACCGAAATCAATTGAAACTCCAGAAGTCGCATTATAACCACCAACTGTAGAAACTTTTATTGCTGTAGTGGTAGTACTTGCGGAATAAGCTGATGTGACATTTAAAGAGTTAGCTGTGCCTGAAATTGTGCCTCCAGTTGCAGTTATTGTTCCTGTTGTAGTTACGCCTGTTGACGTTACCCGCATCCGCTCTCCATTGTTCGCCCGAACCGCTACATAGTTGTCAGCGTTGGAACCGTAAATGCCATTAGTGTCACCGCCCCACTCAACTAAAGAGGTGTCTGTCAGCCGACATGCGCCATTAGAACGAATTGTAAACCTCTCAGCATCGTCGGTGAACATCCGAATTGACCCAGCTTTTTTTTGCTTTATGTCCAGATGTCCATCATCGCCAGTGACACCGATTTGGCTCATAGTTGAGCCACTATCTTTCAACTCAATGTAACCAGTAGCGTTGGTTCCCCATGTTCCTCCATCTTGTATAGTTAGCACAGGAGCAGAGGAATATAAAGTTACGTTACTAGAAATATGTGCCGTTGCAGAAAACGAAACTGGGCCACCATTAAAGTTAACTCCACCAGACCCTTGGAAATAGGTATCGCCACTTGTGAGTGTGAATCCAGAACTGGTAGTTAAGCCAACAGCGGAGACACTGCTAGAAGCAATTATTCCTACTGCATTTAAAGTGCCTGTGAGTGTGCCGCCAGAAGTTGGTAGTGCAGTTAATTTGTTACCAGCGGAAGTACCAACATAAAGTTTATTGTTGTCATCAATGTTAACACCAAGTTCACCAACAGCTAAAGCACCCAGATCACCTGACCCACCTACTCGTCGTTTTATTTTTATGGTGTTAGCCATTCAACTAAAATGTGCCACCGTCTATTGTTGAACTACCGTTTAAATATCCTAAACCAATTACAAAGTCATAAATTTGATCACCCGTTGAAACTGTTGATGCGCCATTAGTCACTGCTGCCGTATTGAGCACAGCAGAAGTACCCAAGCCCAAACTTGTACGTCCAGTTGAAGCCGTTAATCCGGTTGCACCCCCGTCCCATTTTAATCTGTCTGAATATGCAGTGTCCCATTCACTAACATTGCCTCCAGTGTAAGTTGTTGCGTTTATGGTTCCAGTTACACTTATCCCCTGGTTGTAATCCCATCGGTTATTTGAGTTCGACCATAGAATGGTTTTATCGGTATCACCTTTAAGAGTGATCCCGCCCCCATCTGCTGTTGAGTCTGTAGGGCTTGCTACTGAGCCTAATTCAATATTCTTATCATCAACTGTTACCGTAGTTGAATTTACAGTTGTAGTGTTACCATTAACAGTAAGGTCGCCTGTTACTGTTATGTCGCCAACTTGAAAATCATTAGGAATTGTTAATGTATAATTTTCTGCTGCTTCAGTTACTGTAATTTTATTTGCAGTACCGACTACAGATTTGTTAACCCGATAAAGCTCATGGGTAGTTCCAGTGGTTGCGATCTTGCGACCCATCCACAATTTTTTCCCATTATTATTCCAAGCCAATTCGCCCTCTGCGAGCGTTGTTGCCCCAGGGTCTTCACTTACATTCCAAGAACTTGCTCTTTTTAGTTGTATTAAATTTGCCATGATTAAGTTGTAAATAAACCTCCGCTTATCGTTTTGTTATCCAATGTTTGCGTATTGTTCGCAGTCGTTACATCGTCCCAGCTTGATGATTCTGAGACTTTAAATTTGCCATCGTAAGCAACTCCTCCGGCACTCGCTGTTGGTAAGTTGTTTTCAAGTTTTAAACCTTTAACATTTGCAGCAGTTTGATAGTCGTGGGTTATGTAAATTTTCCTGTCTGCCATACTATTTTATCAGAGTTCTAATTTTTGTATTAATTGAATTCCATTTAATTTTAGTCTTCGTATCAGTGTTCTCAATGTACATATCGATCTCGTCATAATTGCCGCAATCATCATCACTAAAAACTGTTACAGTAGGCACATATCCTAATCCATGCTCCACCTCAAATTCGCCAGATCCTGTTGCCCCGTCTGGATCATAATTTGCTATAATTTCGGTGATTGGTTTTGGCTGCTTATCAAATGTTAATTTATTGTCACCTGACTGATCAGATCCTGTCCCTGCCGGAGTAGTGGTTATTTTACCAGGCTCTAACTTGTCTACCGTTATTGACAGAGCTCCGTCCGAATCCCTTCGGGCCAAGGAATTAGAGTTAGCGTCAGGGGTAGATGAATCGATTAAGTCTTTGTACTCGTTATTAAACTGATTAACGCCTGAAACCTTTTGGTATATGCTTTTGATTTCAGCTTGCGTCATGTTTTTGGAAGCTCCAGCTTCTATGCCCAATGCATCCAAAATTGATTTCACTTTGGATTCAAAAACTGAATCATCCAGTAACAGTGTTCCATCGTTTTGAAGAGTAGCATCACCAGTTATTTCTTGAGCACTAAGTTTTTTATTAGCTCCTCCAATTAATATTTGTGCATCATTAACCTGAGCAAGCTTTGAATGTTTTATTTTAGCTTGCCCAGATACCTGACGATCTGTGATCGATAATGGCGGCAATGTTTGTTTGTCACTCAAAAGCCTGTGACCTCCAAGAACCAAGGTGGGGATTGGATTACTTTACGAATATAATAATTACTATTTTTTAACTCATACAAAACTACTTCACACCAAAAATAACTACCTCTTTTTGATGGGGTATCATTGTCGCCTCCTTGCTTTGCAAATAAACTGCCAAACGGGCCTATTTCAAGAGTGCTCATTGTTGCATCACCACTAGGAATAACATTGACATAATCAAGACCATCTTCGCTCCCTCTTGAAAAACCATTTTTACTAGAGGTTGCGTAAAAAACTCTAGGTTTTCTTCTCAGATCTGAATCAGCAGTTATAGGTAACGATAAATTGTTTGGGTATTTAAAATTATTATGGCTATCACCAAGGTCACCACCTATGTCTCCAGGATTCACTCCATCCGGCCCAGTTATCTTGTCAGTTTGAATCCATCTATATTCAAATCCTCCTCCATAATAATCATGTTGAGCCGTTATGTTAGTGATGCAAGTCATGCTGATTATTTTATCTTTATCAACAACGGGAGCAGATGGATATTCCATAAACGCTGGAACGTATCGCCTGTGCGACACAATGATGTCATTGTTTGCTATTGGCCCATTAAATGTCCCTGTTAAAGTTTGAGCACCAGAGCTTGCAGCTTTAGCTACTGTAAGCGTGAAAATTGTTCTTTTTGAAGAAACATAATTGCCAGCAGTTACAGAACTGGCAAAAACAAGCTCATCACCAATGCTTAATTTTTCATCAAATTTATTTACTGTAAGCGTACCATAAGCACCAGCTCTCCAAGCCCTATTGGTGTCAACAATGCAATCTGCTTTATTAGTGTATTGAGATGTCTGGCTTGTCCCAGTGTAACATTGAGCAGCATAATTATTTGCAGTCAAATTTTGAGTAGCTTTGCGAACATCACTCCCAGTTGTTGGTTGTTCGGTTGTGATAGAAAGACTTGAGAGGTCTTGTTTTATGTTTCCAACAAAACCAGGATTACTAAATAAATTATGTACACCGATCATAATTAAGCTGGCACTTCTGCTGAGTACCCAATTAGGACATTATTATTTGGCCAACCCGTTACAGCCATCACCGCCGCCGTTCCAGCAGCTAAACGAGATGGAGGTTTAGATCCTATAAACCTAAGAATACCATTAGTTGGGGTGTCAAAACTTAAGTTAACGTAATCTGTTGAGCTTAGATTGAACAAAACAACTTGGATATTTTTTGCTGTCGAAGTTGTTGAAGGTAGATTGCTGAATTTTATAGTTAATGTGAATTGATTGGTTGTGCCAGCACTTGGAGTTGTACAAGCAATTGCCTGGACAGGATTTGCATCAAAATCAATTGTCTTTGTAGTCGAAGCAGCCAAAGCTCCACTAGATGTCAGATCAGTTAACGCAATCGATGTACTAAATGTGCTTTTTAACAATGAAGACACAGTGACCTTCCTCAAGTTGTCTGCATTGTTACCAATTTGTTCGCTGTTATCATCCTGTGAAACATTGCAAAGCAAAACTACATCGTTTGATGCAACTACCTCTTCAGTCCAAGTACCTCCAGCTCCAGTGCAAGCTGTTTTATTACGGTGAGTAGTATTAACACTGCCTCCAATTGTGCAGTATCCCATCTCATCTGCACCGCGAACAACATTGTTTACTCCATCAACTTTTAATGAATCAAAACTTACTGTATTATTACTTGGGGTTATCCCAGTGGTTGCATTTATGGAGCCTCCTGTGTTTGCCCCAGAGGTCGGAATTGAAACAGGAGCTATTGCTTTTAAAGAGCTGTTTGATGCGTTGTTGGTTGTTGCATGACCCATTATAATAGAGGATGCGGCAACTCCTTCTAATTTAGACAATGCTATTCCAGCATCGGCTGCAACCTCCCCATTACTAAGAGTGTTCTCTACTGTAACAGTAGGGTTGGCTGCGTTTCTCAGTTTGGCTCTTGTGACATTTTCACTATCTGGGAATGTTTCTCCTGGTACTACTTTTGCGGTTAATGGCATTTATTTATCTCCTTGTTGTAATTGTTGTTGCGTCAGGTATTCCTGAAACCTCGGTGCTTTTTATTTCTGTAACACCTTTAGTGTTTTCGATTTTCATCTGGAGGAAGCTTCCTTTTAAATTAAAACTTTTTTTCTGCAATGAATCCTGTCGTTTATCTGGATCAACTCCGTTTGTTTTTGGGTCAAACGCAGTGTCTACATCCATAGAATAATCTTCACGATCTGGATCTAGATTGTCATCGTTGACATTGCTTTCTTGATAATTAGCCTTATCAAAAGGCTTGTGATATTTGGTGCGACTAAAAGTAAGATTTTCAACAATCTTTTCAGTTTCTTTAACTCCATCCAGCTTGCAAGTAATTGTAATACCTCCAGAGTCGCCTACTACGTTATTAGTTGCTATGCCTACGTTAGCTTGTTTGAAATTCTTAAAATCAACAGAGTTCATTGAGTAACCCCTTGTAGTAACCTCGGTTGGAATGTCATCATATAAACTATTCCTTCCAGAAGTTGTTGCAGTTACTGTTCTCTCATCATAATCATCGCAGATAATTGGATCATCATAAACACCCATGTATCCTTCACTGGTGAGCATAAATAAGCGTTCTGCTCCACCAAACTTAAAGGTAATAAAATCTTTTATCCCTATCTCAGGAGTCCAACCAGTTCCCGATGGTGTCCATGTATTAGTTTGTGTCCAGTTGCCTCCAGCCGCTTCGCAAGCTGTTTTATTAGTGTGTGAACCCCCTCCGACACTGCAAGTGCCAACTGCCTCGCAGCTCACCTTGTCCTTTTTGTTTGCGTCACTACAAGCACCGCCGAAAGCAACACAGGCTCCCTCACTGGTATACTGTGTAGCCCCATTGCAAACACCATCTTTAGTAAACGCTTCACCAGTGTCGTATCCACTCCAGGCTCCGTTTCTAAAATCATAAACTGCTACAATGTTGTTTTCTTTAGCTCCATCAACAGGCAGAGCCCAATAAGCACGATTACCCCAATAAGCAGCTACAGCTTTATGAGCATAATCCCAATTAATTCTGTCGATTAAAGGTTGGATAGCATCAGAGGCCGGAATGTCTTGGCCTTGTAGTTTGCCTGACTCATGGAGCTGCAAGCTAACAATACCTCGCTGGTCACTTAAGAACCAAACATCCTTACCAACTGTTGTAACTGCCTTCGCACCAGTTAGGCCCATCGTTCTACTTAATTCGTCTAAATAAATGTCCGACAAATTGCCTACAATATTCCTAACGGCATAGACACTTGACTCCTTGAAACAGAGCAGGGTGGTTTGGTCGAATTTCCAAAGAGCGACAAGCTTATCATCAGAGCCAGAATTAATGCGGAAATTTGAAAGAATGGGCTGGTATCGTGTGTAGCTTAAATAATCTGAAGCAGCTACTAAGTCGCGGCTATGAGGAATTAAAAGTCTGTTTGAAAAAAACAAGCCAGAGTTAGCGTTTGGAATCTGATCCGTTCCATCGTCTACTATTTCCCGGTCTTCATTTTCATCAATTGTAGTGTCAGTTTCCTCTTGAGCAATAGAAACAAATCCATCATCGATCCTACTAAGCTTTAAAGGCTCAAGGTCTTCGCCGCGAAACATTAGCACCACATTGAAACACTGAACAAATGTGACATCATTTTCATCAAAAGTTAAATTACTATTAACGACTTGAATGTCATTGCCAGCCGTCATTGCATAGACCTTGTGAGATCCAGCATTGCCCTCTGCACTTGCTGCAAGCAACCAGGAGACACCGTTAGGGTCGCTGAACTTGCCAATGCCCTTTACATTTAAAAACGGCTTAAAACCTATGTGACGGCCTCCAGTGGAGTGACTAGTAATCTCAGTGTTAGTCTGATTTACCCAGCCTACTTTTTTTAAGCCTTTACGAGGAACAATTGCCCCATTATCGAAGCGTACATTTACTGCATCAGAAACAAATCCAGGTTTAAGTCTGTCTGGTGCTATCTTTGCGTTAACACCTACAAAAGCAGGGTCGCCGTCATTTAATGGGTGAAGTGCTGGCATTCATTTTTTAGCTTTGGCGAGTTCTGCCTCAAGTCTGTTTATTTCCTTCAGGACTCCCGCTGTGAAAAGTGGTGCTACCCGTGCCGCCTCCGGTGCTTGTGGATGCATCATCCACCTCTCCGCTCCATTGTACTTTGTCACATGACACCCCACTGTGCTTCCCAATAAAAGCATCAACAGAAATATCTTTATTAATCCTATGTGACTCAGCTTGAGCATTTCTAAAATAAAAAAGTGCGTCCTCTAAGATGTCTGCCAGCTTAGGGAACGCCTTGAGTAATCCTGACAAGGCTTTAACAAGCCCTATCATTTAACTATTGGATCTGGCCCTGCCTTTACCCCTTTACGGAGAAAGATAGCTAAAAGGCTCGTCACACAAAGAGAGATGCATTCTGTTACTTGCATACTCCCTTCAAACGTAGCCCCAAGGGCGGTTAGTATGCCTCCGATGGCTACTAAATAAGTGCGTTTACCGTTGAATATATTCATGATTTTTTGTTCCTATATAAGTCCAAAGTTTTTTTTCCTACATACAATAAGCTGAAAATTGTTATGACCAATTTCAAAGCCATATCAATCTCAACTAGTACAGAGCCCACTCCGGCTCCCCCAACTGCAATTACTCTCAAATCGTCAAGATTCACTAGGGGAGTCCTCGGCTACATCAGCCTTACCAAACTCCTCTAAATGATCCATAAGGGCTTGAGCTGCTTGCTGGCAAGCATCGTGCTGTTGCTTTGATAAAAGTGCATTTGCCGCCGCCTGATACAGCATTGATAGCTGTCCTTTTAGTTCGTCTACCTTTTTAGTTTCCATGAAAATTAACCTAGCTCCGTGTAGTTAACATCTGTAGCACTTGCCTTTGCTGGCCCAGAATAATTATCTAAAATTATATTAGCTTTCCCAGCTATCTGAATATCATAATTTGCTGCTGTAGCGTTCACTGTTCCGCTTGAAACAAGCTTAACGTAAAGCACGTTAGAAGCATGAGTGTTCTGGATAATCAGTTTTTTTCTGTGCTCTCTTTCTGGTAAATCTACATCTCCAGTTAAGCGTTTTAATACAGTTATTTTTGCTTCTGTTACTGTCATATCAATAAGTGTTCATTTGGATTCTTCTGTTTTGCCCCTGCACTCGCTGAAGCTTTTCTGTTTCCCTAAAAAGTATACCTTCTGCATTTTGATCCTCAATAGTTGCATCTTGTGTTTGGCCGTTAGCTCTCAAGTAATCTGCATAGCATCCTTTAACAAGATAGCTTTGGAATAATTTAGGACACTTCACAATCGTCCAGGCACTGCTGCTCCATGAGCCAGAAGTGCTATTACTATTAGCTGTATAAAAGTTGCCATCGTAATAAGCTTGTTCGCCAGCAGAATAAGTTTTGCCGGATGCTAAATGAGTGTCGCCAGTAAATTCTGGAGGAGCTTCTTTGTATTCTACAGTCACGCTAGTATCCGCTTCTGGGATTATCACTTCGCGAGCAGTTCCTGTGTCTGTCAAAGTGTAGCTGTAAGTTTTTATCGTTGTGCTAGTGCGAGGATCATCAGAATAAACATTTAAGATCACATCCGCTCCAGTTGGATAAGTAAATTTATTTATATTCCCAGAAGTATTAACTGTTGGTGAATTGTATCTAATTGTAGCTGGCCACTCAGCCCTGTCCCATGCAGTTGCTACCCTTCGGTCTGCATAGTCCCTTACCTGAGTAAAAAAAGAATTAGGAATAGAATCCTGGTCGATACCAGAAGCAGCAGCTATTTGTTTTAGTACAATCTTGAAATCAACCGCTTCCATATTTCTTAGTAAATTTAGTTTTCTTTGTGCCGTACCCTGCTTGGATTTTTGTGCCTCCGCAATTTACGCGAGAAGCGGGGTTATCCCTTTCAAACTCTTTTAAGAATTCCTCATTATGCCAACAATTATAACCTAGTCGCTGGCCAAAATAGTGATATGTATATGGATCAATCCTTAAACGCAAACGGCCCAGACCGTTGACTGATTTATAGTCAGTCTCACGGCTGGAACCTATCGTCTTCGCTGCATTCGTCTGAGCGTCAACGTGTTGCTTTAAACGGCCCTCCCGAAACTCCTTCTCCAGTGCGGGAAGGAGATCGGTAGGAACCGATGATAAGTCAAACTCTAATGAGTTAGGCATTAGTTAGAGCGTATACGCCCGAATCCGCGAGGATTGTAAACTTTCAGTCCCATGATGGCCCGAAGCAATCTACGCTCACCGCCTCCATTGTTCTGTAATTCAGAAACATTAGGTGCAGTGTGAACAGCTAGTTCAACCTCATCAAAAGGAATGATATAACCATTGTTAGCATGATCCATGTAATGATCGGGAACTAAGGTTACGGTTCCAAAATCTCCGGTGAAAACGTCAATCGTGTTAACGAAAGAACGTGACTCCTGAGCTCTTGTAATTGAACGAATCTGATCAGCGGCTAATGGAGGATAAGCTTTTTGATCCCCAGAAGCACCAGCATCAGTATCGGCTGTGTTTAGCGTACTTGTCACCGTGTTAGTAGACGCTAAGTTAGTAAACTTACGCTTTAACGATGTGCCAACAATTCCAGTGAAATCACGAACTGTGCCTGTTTCTTCATACATCCCTTGAAGGACATTTTGAATCACTTCTTCAGTTACAGTTGTAGCTGCACCCGTCCAAATACCAGCGATTGTTCCTGTGCTATTTGACGCTGCTGGCTGAAACGCAGAATCAACAGTGAAAGCGTCAGTGCCTCCCATGTCTCCACTAGTTTCGCCAGCTTTACCATCTTCATGGATAAATGATCCAAGAGCCTTGGTTTTATAACCAGTTCGATGAGTGCCAGAAGCAGTAACCTGAGTAACAGCGTTAGACTTTGAAAGCATATGCTTTTCAATTTCACGCTTCATTTCAACGATGCGACGAGCAACAGAGCGAGCTAGTTCGCTTGGAGCACCAGCAACAGTTGAAACGTCTTCTGCTAAGAAACCAATACCCACGGTCTTGTCAAAAGTATGAACATAGTTTTGAGCTAACTTACGAGTATTTGAATCAGCGAAACCGTCTGTCAGGCTTGCATCATCACCATCAACTGTGGATGAAGTGCCTTGTAGGTCGTTCCCACTAGAAGCACCAGTTTCAGATGTATCAGCGGTAACACTGTTGTACTTGTCCATCTGCCATTGGAATACTACGTTTTTAGGTACAGCACCTTTTTTAGCACCATTGTAAAACGGCGTGTTCTTACGATCTGCCGTTGCGATTAGATCGGAAAGGTCTTCCCTTTTTCCGATCTGACTACTTTCTAATAAAATATCAGCCATTATTAATTATCCTCTCAATAGGCCGGTTTGGCCCAATACACTTGCTAAGTCATCAACTGACCCTTCACTTCCATGAAAACTGCGAAGAGCTGCATCTCTAGTCCTGTCTTCAGACTTCTGTTTAGGAGGTGCAGAAGGTGCAGAAGGTTGAGGTGGAGCTTTCTGGGTTTTAGGAGCAGACTTTTTATTAGCAGCTTGGTCTCTCATATATCGTCCGTATAGATAATCACCTATAATGATTTTATAATCGGGAAACTGCTTTATGCCTGGAACCGATTTAATAAATTCTTGAGCAACTTTGTATTCAGCACTAACTGGCTTACGCCAAAACGGGTAAACATCATTTGCAATAGGATCATAACTCCTAGCTGCTTCGATGAATTCCTTTTGCTTTGGAATATGCGTCCTTAACGCTTTTCTAGCTGCTCTCCGAATTTTTTTGATGTCATCAACATCATATTCTCGGTCTCCTCTATCACCGCCATCGGGATTGTCCTCGCACCACTCTAACCAATCCTCCGCTTCCTCCGAGGCCCGTTCTAATTCTCGGACTGTGGTTTTATTGGAGTAAGGATTATCGTTACTAGGTGCTGGCCCTTCTTTGCTTTCTTTTAAACTAGCAATCTCATCACGCATTTCAACCAGCTCCTGTCGATATGTATCGGCATCGGCTTCAGCTTCCTTGCGTTGACGGGTCAGCTTATCAATCCGCTTCTGGACGTTACTAGAACCAGAATCTTCTTGTTCATCCTGTGAAAGATCATTTTCTTCCGGTTGCCCTTGCTCATCTGATTCAACCTCGGCGGGGGGTTCCGGCTCAGGGGCCGATTCTTGAGGCTGAACGAATTCCTCCACGGCGGCTGCAAGGCCGTCCTCGTTCAATACATCGCCAACATTGTTGAAGCTTTCCGATAATGAGGCAGTGCTTCCCTCTGCCATTGTAGTCTCTGACTCAGCCATGCGTTTTTTAGGTCTGCAAGAATTCGACCACAGGATTTCTCTAAACCCAGAAAGTCATGGCTTTTATACGAACAAAAAAAGCGACCCTATATATTTTATTTCAACATGGTTACACTTAATGACATGAATAAGCAGGGAAGGGCAAAAAAAAGAGCCTCCTAGTTTTTACACCAGGAGACTCCGAGCATCGGTAGGCGACCGTAACTCCCTCACTCAAGGGAGTCGTTGGTATTATTAGCCTGACTCTTTAAGTCCATCAAATGATCTTTTATATCGCCAGCTTCACTTAAAGATCCGGCATGAAAAGATCGTTCACTATCTGCTTGTTGTGCCATTGTCACATAGTTGTTTGCATTCTTTATGTGATCATCTAGCACAGAAATAATTTTGTCCCAAAGACGGTTTTCACCTTCCCAGCGGAACATTGTTAAATCTTCTTTGTCCATTAAGCTGTAGCCTGTGTATCGATTGGCTCCATACTAGTCGCGAGCATTTGCGTAAATCTAGCAAGACCCTCCTCTGGAGGTAGCGATTTCGCACAAACGTCAACTGAATAGCGAGCAGAGAAATCAGTCTCGCGAGTTTGTGAAGATGTAACCGTGCCTGTGTGAGAGCTTCCACTAGAATGGCCAGCAGTTGCACTAAAACCAACTCCCCAAAAACTACCTGACACAGTTCCTGATGCGTGTGTTTCGCTTTCTGATTTATCAACAGTCTCGCTTCCTGTTTTGTCTTCAGTGTGACTTTTAATCTCCATGTCAAAATGAATCTTCACATCATCGATAGCAAGATTCGGAGTTTTAACCATCGTAATTAATGGCATTTTTATCGTCCGTTTAGCAAAGCCAGTTCTGCCTTTTATTGGAACTTCTGTTTCAACATCGACTGTTCTGGTTTTAACTTTTTTTGTTTTAGGATCAGTTTCAAATCCTATGCTGCTAACAAAATCAAGTGTTACCTCTGCTAGTTTTCGCTGTGACTTGGCTGCTGATACTAATGGATCGCATATTAATTCCGATAACGGAAGCCCTTGCATTGTTTTGAGCAATTGCTCATTTGATGGCCCTGCCATATTATTTAATAATTAGGTATTTGTTTGTTAAGTGTAGTGCCTATCCTTGCCCAACCTTCAGCCTTATCTGTTCCTTTAAACTTAATGACAACATTTGCCATTTTGGATTTTTTGAATTTGCCAAAAAAACCAACCGAACCTTCTTCTCCATGATTCATATCAATTTCAAAATCAATTGAAACTTCATCAATAATCAAATTGTGGTGAGGGGTTAAGGAATACAGAGGAATATTGTGTGTCTTATCTCCAACCGTAATAGGAGTTGTTTTAGGTTCACCTGAATCTGTAAAATATTGTTTACGAACATTCTCCAGGTGTTGCGTTTCTACAGCTTTTTGAGCAGAAGTAACGCTTTCGTAAAGTGAGTTAAAGATATCGCCTACTTTGCTCATTCTATTGTCCTGTCACCGGACTCATACCCATTTTTCCTATTTGTGCGTTTTGTTGTTGTTGTACAGAAAATTGTAAATTCTGCTGATAAGCTTCTAGCATTTTTTGAAGCAACTCATCGCCGCCTTGAATTTGCTGCTGAAGCTTTGGATTGTTTTGTAAAATGTTTTCCAACATTGCCAGCTTATTGCCAGCAGCCGGATCTACATCTTGATTATACTCCGGCTCAACGCCAACCATCATCTTAGTAACATCAGACTTAACTTGTTCCTTCATTTTGATGGTAGCTTGTTGTTGTGGAACGATTAGATCTTCAGCGTATTCTGGAGCTATAGCTCTGGTTTGAAATTCAATAAGTTTAGCTCTATCAATTACCCCAGCCATGTCTTGAGGTATAATGTATTGTGCAATTGCACTTAAACGTTTTTCTACACCCTCAGGATCTAAAGCTTCTGCTACATCAAACTTAAGAACAACATCGTATTCATTGACAGACATATCCAGTGGCATCTGTGAGCCTGTTACTCTTTGAATTTCTTCTGGGCTCATGTACTGCACAGCTAAACACAAAATTTGCTGATAAGCTTCTTGCCATACGTTTAGCCAGGAGTTTGTAGCACGTTGTTGTTTAACCTGAGATATAGCAGGGGGTATTTGTGGATTTGGTAAACCGTAGTATCTGTCAGCCTGAGCTTTAACCTCTTCAATTAATTTAAAAGCTACTGCTGGATCTTTTCTTGG